ATTTGGCTTTTTGCAGTTGTAGTTGCACCATCTTGAGTTTTTTATCCATCTTTGCTGTTTTAGCAGTGATGGCGTTGGTCATCATTTTACTTGCTGTGTCAAAAATAGCAGCCGCATGTCTGTCTTCTACGTTTTGTCCTAAATCCATGAGATCTTGGAAAGCATGCATTGCTTTTTGTGCATAGTTGTCCATGTCAATATCTAAGTTTTCCAAGTCTCTTACCATTGGCAGTGCAGCATCAATTTTGTCAGCTACGTCCAATTGTTGTTGTAACTGTGCTAGATCTAATCCAGTTTCTTCCTGCTTGACGGGCTCATCTTCGTATTCTTTTTCCATTGGAGGCAAATCGAATACGTCTTCAATTTTTTTGTTCATTTTCTTTTCCTCTTTTTAGGCTGATTGAACAACTCGTTTTCTGTTAGCACTCTAAATCCAACACCCTGTCTTTGACAGTATACTTTAGCAGCTTGCCATTTGGCTTCATTTACGATTGCTTGTGCTTTTTGTACTGTGCTTCTAGCATGAGCCAGTGTTTGACCAGCAGGTTTAATCTCAATCATTTCTGCTTTGCGCTGTTTGTTCTTATCTTCATACACTATAAAAAAGTCTGGGACATAGTGTGTATTCTTACCTGTTGCTGGATTTCTATAAGGTATTCTGTGTGCTTCACTAGCCCATGCTAGTATATTAGGATGTTCATCTAATAAACGCATAAACTTTAATTCCCATCCACTACGATATTTTGGACGGTGCTTGCCCACATACTTGCGAGGGTTTTTAACTTCGTATATGCCTTGTTGGAATTTATTTGCCATTCTAGCAGTATTTATTAATCAAAATATTTGATCAATAATCTTAGATACTACATAAGTAACACCAGCTCTATTAATCAACTGTTCAGTTGATGAATTGTAGTTGCCATCAAATAATCTAATAGCTGCGGCTGCTGCTACTGTGTTAGCAATAGCTCTACCTGAAACTGTTGCTGCTTCTCTGCCACCATCAACTGCTTGAGCATCTGCTGCTTGACTGCTACTTGCGCCCAGAGGTTCGATATTAACATGTTCTGGTTGAAACTGTACTGTGTATTGTAGAGGATTGCTGTCACTGTAATCTAGTCTGTCATGATTGACGTTAGTCATCATACAGTTAAACATTCTGATTATTCTGCCGCCTTGTGCAGTGTCTTGTTGTTTAATAATGATTTCTTCAAAGAAAAATCTTTGATCATCTGGTATAGTTCTTGCGCCATATGGACTTGCTCCACCACTTGCAAAACCACCATTGATTACATCATATGCACCTGCAGTGGTACTGTCAAGTTGATGTCCGTGAAAGTAATGTTGTGCATAAGCCATTAACAAAAAGTTAAATTGATTGTCTTTGGTATCATAGAATAGAATGTTAATGGGTGGCGAATCCATTCTAGTAGGAACATATCTAGGTCTGTTGTATTGATTTAGTCTAACCACACCATAATCAAAGTCTGGGAGACCTACACTTGAAACTCTATCAAATGTAAAGGCTCTCCCAAAACTTTCATCAATCAAAGGAACTGTAGGATTTAGTATAAAGCTCACGCTAAAATTATATTTTAGTCTTGGAATACCTGTAAGCACATTGCTTCCGTGTTGCACTCCAAACTTATCAGCGGCGGCATTATACGGGCCAGTATTACTAATCAGTCCCATTGGTTATCCTAATTAAGTACCAGCGCCTGTAGCGTTACTAACTGATTGATCAGGTGTTTCGCCTGTCAGTGTAGCGTTACCTGCTGCATCGTAAATTTCAGCATTGTCGTAACGAATACTCACAGTAACCTGTACTTGATCACTGTTTGAGTATGCCATGTCACCATACTGAATATTTGCAATGTAGCAACCTGCTAGTTCAAATGTATCCAGTACACCTGGTGTTGGATTTGCGCCATCTAAACTTTCTACTACCATTTGGAACTTGTAACCACTGCCTGCTCTTGAACTTGCTTGGTTAGCATGATCAACTTGTCTGTTGAGTTGATTGTTTAGTTCTCTAAGCACTGCACTGTCTACATCATCTCTGAGTACAACTGTTACAGGATCCCATGTGTGTTTACCTGCTAGATAAATTCTCGAATTGTATGCGTCTACTAATACTTCATCATGAGTTAAACTTGGTCTTGTTACACTAATAACACTTCTAGTGGGTACACCGCTAAATGATTCACCAATAAAGTTCACTCTAAAACGATAAGCAAGTTTGGGCATAATAGTTGTGGTGTTGCCTTGATTGTCTGGAACACCAAGTGTTGTTATAACTGCCATCTCTATCTCCTTGTAATACCGGCTAGTAGTATTTATGATTTTAAGTCAAAAAAATAGGCGCCCTTGAGCGCCTAATTAAGTATTCAGTTAATTTTTTTTAGTTTGTTGTTGACAATGCACCAGTATTCACCAGTCTAATTGGGACATAAATGAATTCTGCTGCTTTTGCAGGTTCAATCGCAACATCTACGTAGAATTCGTTGCGATCTATTCTTGCAGGTGTATTGTTTGATTCGTCACATACAACTGCAAAGTCGTTAAGACCTCTGCGGCTTAAGATGTCTGCCAAGAACCGTTCAAATGCAATTTTTGCTCTTGCTCTTGTTTGTGCATCATTGATTTCAAACAAGAACGGACGAGCTAGTTCATCAAAACGATCTCTCAGATATGCTACCAATCTAGCAACATTCACCCGATCCAATGCACTTGTTGTTGTGTGCAGTGTTTTCTGACCAAATACAATTGTACCTTGTCCAACAAATGTAGTAATTGGATTAAGTTTGACTGTGTACATCGCATCACGCTGTCCTTGACTCAATGCAATAGCTTTGAATTCATTTTCTGTTGTGATATAACCAACACTGCTTGCATTTTGTACAACACCTCTAGTAGTACCAGCTGGTGCAAACCACTGGAAGCTGATGTTGTCGTTGTATGCATATGTGTAAAGTGCCATGTGACTTGGTGGAACAATAACAGTATTACCATTTAATGGTTCTGTTGTTGCACCTGCAGGATAGTAAACTGCACTGTAAGTGTTGTTTGTTACTAGTCCATCTTCGCCATTTTCACTGGCTGTGTTGCTGTTTTGTACCCAACTGATAACATCTGTTGGATTTTTACGCATTGGTGTATCAACAATAATAAATGCTGTTTCGCCTCTGTCACTGTTTAGTGTGACCATTTCATCCACTAGTTCTGGATAGTTAGGTGCAGCAATTAGACTGAATCTGTTGCCTGGATCTCTGAGATCTGTGCCTGCTGCTACGGCTTGCATTGCTGTTGCAATAACACCACGTTGTGCATAACGTCCAAAACGTCCGCTGCCGTCTGCATGATTGCTTGCGCCGTTTCTCCATGCTGTACCGTTCCAAGTTCTCACAGTGTTTTTACTCTGTGCCATGTTAACAGCTACCATTCCTGCTGGATAAACAGTTGCACTAGGTGCGCCTGTAATTGGTGATCCTCCGCCAGCTGTATCAAAAAAGTCTGCAAATATTACACCTGTTGTGGTTGTCTGGTCTGTGTTATCATGTGTAACCCATGCACTACCGTTGTATACTTTGATTTTTGGATAATCACGCTCGTTTGCTTGTCCACTAGCTGCTAGTGTTGTGTCAACCCAAATGTCACCTACTGCTAGTGCATTACCTGCTGCATCTGTGGTTGGTTGTGTTGTTGAATACACAACATCTGCCGCTGCAACCCATGCACCGCCAACTTGACGATATAGGTCTAAACTGTTGATTGTGTTATCAAACCAGTGTGTACCAGTTGCTATTGTTGCTGTTGGCTGAGCTGCTGAAGCGTTCAAGTCTGTTGCTGTTAGTGCGCCTGCAGCACCACTAGCGTCTACTTCACGCACAACGATTGCTGATTTTGTGTCTGCTTGTTGATCCAGCAACAAGTTACCAGTTGTAGCTGAACTTGCTGTTAATACTGTAGTACTTGAACCATCTTGTGGCACAAAATCACCTATTACAGCAATGCCATCTGCTTGTGTAGTGCTAACACCTTGTACTGTTTTTTGTACAAAAACACCCACACTTGAATCGTAGCTGTAAACTTTAAGATCAATACCATTGCCTAAGCGTGTGGTTTTGA